GATAACGGAAACCTCCAGAATGATGTAGTCCATCTCCTTCGGCGGGTCCAGCCCGCCAAGGAAAAATTTCAGTCTGCTTCTGGTCGCATTTACAATCAGTTCCAGCCGCCGATAGGTCTTACTATCAACGTCTTCCATCCCCAGAAGCAGCTCAAGATCCTCAATCATACCGCCCTCCTACTTTACGGACATATCCGCTTTCTTCTGACTCTTTCCTTCGGCCTGCTCTTCTACCAGTTCGATCAGGGCTTCTCCTTGCAGGTTCTCTTTTGTTGATAGCTCTGTCAGCCGCTCTTTGGTCACCTTGATACCTTTTCTTGGAAAAGTATCACCGACATGATACTCGTATTCATTATCGTGTAAATCTGTAAAATACTTAATCACTCTGTACATACGATACCTCCTACTTCACAGTAACGGTCACATCTCCGGATCGAACAGCTTTATAGTTCATATCACATTCCACCAGGGTGATGTGATGACCGGCTGTCGATGCAATCTCGGCTTCCCCGTCCCATTTGCTCCAGTTTTTCACATCATCTCCGTATTTTACGGTAGTTTCTGCGGCTGCATCTTTGTACTTCCAGTTATTTTTCATGGACATCAGCTGTTCTTTTACTTCCAGCTTTGTTTTCCCGGCTTCAGATCCTTCCGTCGATGTTACCGTCAGGTTTCCCAGTGTCTGGGTGTCAGCTCCACCAACAGAGATATATGCGATCGCATCCAGATATTCGCAGAACAGGCGCAGTCCCATGATAGCGAACATGTCAGAGATAGCTCTCTCATAAGTCCCCTGTACGTGGAATCCGATAAATCCGGTTGCGGAATCTGTAGTATACTGCAGACCGGCTTTTGCGAATTCAGAATCGCCCGGATCAACATAATATGCAGCAATGTTATTAATCGGTGTAGCAATAACCACACCTTCCGGAATCTGGGATGTCACAAACACGGTATCTGCTCCCATGAAGTTTTTCATATACTTAAATCCAAACGCTGTCTGTAATGTGATATCTGCTGCCCCCAGATATTTGTACACATCAAGTGTATTTACCCACACAGAGATACCGGTTGCTGTTCGTTTCATTTCCTGGAACTTATTTACAACCTTGCCGATTGCCATTGCAAAAGCCATCTGCCATGTAGATTCATGTCCGACAAGAGAACCTGCCTTTAACTGTGCGTAGAATCTATCAGATACCACATTGGTCAGATCAGATTTAAACTCCTCATCTGTAGACTGTACCGCCGCATCATATCCTCTTTCTGCGATTGCTTCAATTGAAACACTCTTGCGATATTTATCGATTTTAATGGTATCAAAGACCTTCTCTTCTACCGTATACTGAGATAATGGGATCTCATTACCTTCCGGAACGTCACCAGACTGTAAAGTACCTTTTACTTCCTTTGTCTTTAATGCCGATCCATTCTCTTTGCGGATCATTCTGGTGATTCCCAGAATGTCCAGTAAGGCCTGCAGATTCTTACCAAATGATGTTACAAAGTCGATCTCCCTGGCTCTTACCTGAATCTGTGCCTGACCGGTCATATTGTCCGGTGCTGCAAATACCTGCAGCCCTAATTTTTCTACTTTTCTTTTATGCATTGTGTTCTCCTTTACTGAAATAAGGCGATATTCTCAGCAATCAACCGCTGTCTCTCTACCGGGTTGCTGATCGCCATGATCTGCTCTTTTGTCATCGTTTTTCCACCGGTTCCTCCTTTGGGCGGATTTCCTCTCAGAGCATCCTTTACGGCTGCCTGAACGGCTACTTTGTACATTTTGGAAAATGCTTCTACTGCTGCCTTGGTATCTTCTGCGCTTTCAGATACCAGATGTCCCAGAAGTTCATCCGGAATGTTGATCTCTTCATCTGCCAGCATCTTCCGCGCTGTCTTTGCCATCTCTGTGATTGCATTCTGACGTTTCAGATCGGCCAGTTCCTTTTCCAGTTTCTTATTCTGGTATTGTGCCTTTTCCTCTTTTGTCATCTTGGCTAGTTTTTCCGCTTCTGATAGCTGATCGTTGGTCAATGCCTCCCACTTTTCCTGCGCTTTGGTCACTGCCGTATTAACTGCTTTCTGTACCCTGCGGTCAAACTCTGCCTGATTTCCCTCACCTTTCAAGAAATCATCAAAAGATAATGCGCCGTTATCTCCAGATCCGCTGCCAGCTCCACCACCGTCTCCGTCTCCGGATCCGCTGCCATCTCCGCCACCATCTGCAAATAACTGCAAGTTACTCATCGGAACTCTCCAGTGGTTGTTCATGTGTCTCATTTTTCTGTCCTTTCCGCCCCGTCCCATTCTTTTTGCCCAGGCCGTTGCATCCTGAATCTGTAGTTTTACGTCATTCCGGACACGCCAGTTACATGATCCGGACATATTCCGGAAACTCATCGACAATCAGACAGATGCCAATGAAAAAAGAATCTACCAGAGTCTTTGCTTTCTCTGATAAATTCCCGTATTTTATATCTGCCCTTCCGGGGGATACGCTGTATTCTATCTTGTCTTCCGTCAGATCCGCTATGGACTGGATCAGAGTCTGCATGAGCGTGGTCACACCGGCACACACAACATCTTTCCCGTGCGGAGCCAAATCTGCATGGCCGGTTATCATGATTCTATCTTTTTCCACAGTTACTTCAATCAGTGGTATCACCTCCTTGTACCGGTGCAATTTTTATTCGTAGATAATTTCCAGACCATATGCCACTGCTGCATCGTGTTCGATTCTGCATCCTCTGGCATTTTCCCATCCTTTGCAGAAATATGCTGCATGGCACAGAGACATGTTTTCAAGAGACTTTGCGAGGAAACATAATGGACTCTGTACTACTCCACGTTCTTTCATGGATTCATTGCTGTACCATTCATCTGTAAAAAGAGTATTCACAATCTCATATCCTTTTTCCTTAAGAACTTCGATTGCTTTCTCTCTTGTTGCTACGATTTCTTCATCTGTCTTTCCAGCCATTGGCTGACTTAACATTGCTCTTTTCATTTTTTAATCCTCTCTTTCCTAAAAATGGGTATAAAAATACCACCAACCGTTTCTGGCTGATGGCATTATTTAACTGCTTTCAATGCTTTTTCATATTCGATTCGTAATTTCCTTTTAAATTCTTCGATTTCCTCCGGCTTCATCCCCGGCTCTCCAGTAGCACATATATCCGGTGTTTCATCATTTAATATTTCTGTCGCTCTTGGTTGCTCTGTATGCATTTCATCGTAGCGTACTATCAGCAGACCTTCCAGATCACATGAAAAATCATAAATATCATCCGGTGTATTGTCCAAAAAATCTTTGATATAATCCATCGTTTTTTTAAACACTTCTCCACTCCTCCTTTAAGCTTTTTCGCCTTTTCTCAATAGCTTTATTCTTTCGTGAGGCGGAATATTCAGAGTATTCGTCATAAACACTCACTCCCATTTCGGATCAGTAGTATCTATTTTTGATTTAAATATCCATTTTTATACAGATAATCAATTTCTTCAACCGTTAATACTTTAAAAGGACTTTCCCAGGAATCATCTTCCGTATCAAAATCTGGGAATTTATATTCTCTTGGTTCAAATCCCAGTTTTTTACATATTGTGTCATATCTTTCATCTTTCACTTTACAGCACCTCCATTATCACACCCGCATCCTCAAACATTTTTTCCACATCGTAATTATATCCTTCAATTTCTAATTTATCAAGCGCTGTATCCGCAATAACTGGATTGAATTTTGCTTTATCTACAAAGTACTTGTATATCTTGCCGTCATGACAGACAACTAATCCGAACTGATATCCCCGGTTTATGTAAACCATCAAATCTGCCAAACTCGGCACACTGCTTCCCGGATGATTATGTATTGCAATAATCGTTCCATGGTCTGCATCTTTCAACATTTTCAGCATAGCTTTACTTGGTTTGGCTCTGTTTTCCGCATCGTAGCTTTCATTCACAATGCTTTTTCCCGTGATGCTGTCAATAAACGCAAGATCTTCGTACCTGCTGCCGGATCGATGCTCTAACATTCTCTGTGAAACCTTCCAGACTGTCCGGTTCAGCTTTGTATCTTCAGATACATTTTCGAATTTTCTCCGGTATTGCGAGGATTTCAGTATTTTCTTATTAACTACCGTATCCGGATATTGATATTTCGGTTTACTTTCTTCTTTTTCCCCGTTCTTCAGGCGTTTCCAATCTTCAAAATTCAATCCATGTTCTTTGTAGCTGTTTATCCACTCCTCATATGCTTCATCATCCATATAAGCAGCTACAGAGCAATGACACCTCGGATGCATCGGTGGAGCATTGGTTCCTGGCATCATATCCTCTATCTTGAAATGCTTTCCGTCTAACGCCTGGCATACGGAACAGATATCCGTTTTGCTGCAGGCTACATACTCATATTCTTCAAAACCGTTCCGGATAAAAGACTGTTTCTGCGCTTCCGTCTGTACTCTTGCCAATTCCGTGACCATGAGCCTTTCTGCATTCGACCGGCTGACACCAAAACGTTTTTCCAGATGTCTCGCCAACACTTTCGGGTTCTTCCCGCCAATCAGCCCGGACGCAAGCAAACCCTGTATCTCTGCTTTCAGCATCCCCTGGTAGCCCCAGATCCGTTCTGAATAGGTGGCATTCTGAAACGATGCATTGACAATCGCATGCACCATCTTCCCGTTTTCCATGACAGATGCGCCAAGAATACCCGCCTGCCTTCGGAATTCCCTGATCGTCCGCTCCGACAGCTTTTTGTCGAAGTATTTCTGCATCTCATCGAATCCGGATACCATTTCCAGTCCGATGTTCGCCTTCAGAAGTTCCAAGCGGTTTACCTTCATCGTCAGATTGTAGATCCGCATCTCTTCATTTGCCTGATCCGAAAAGTCTTTTGTCGCTACATACTTTTTCGCCTTACGTTCGTACGCTTTGATGTCCAGCTGATCCGCCCGCCTTTTTGCTTCAGCCATGGTGATCTTTTCTTTTTTGGCATATCGGGCATAGAATCCGTTGATCTCCTTGTTGATCTCGTCCATCATATTTTCGTAGATCTCCTGGATCTGCCGGTTATATTCTTCCTCAGCCTGAATATTATGCTTTTTCGCTTCCGTTTCCCGCTTCTTCCAGTACTCCTGACTGTTCATTGCCTGTACCTCCAAACATCCGCTGCATAATCGGATCTACCTGATTCTTCTGCTGCTCCGCTTCTATCTTATCCTTTTCCTGCTGCACATTTTCTACAATAGACAGCACGCCAAGCTGTGTGTCCTGGCTCACAATTCCGTCCAATCCCTGTGCGATCTGGGTCTCTTCCAGCAGATTCGCCGGGAAATTCGGCGTGAATTTCGGATGTACTTTCACCCAGTCATCCTTTTTCATTCCGGAAACCGGATTGGAGAAGATCAGACGATATCGCCGGTTCATGCCGGAAGTGAATTTTCTCTCTTTTGTTTTCTCAAGATTGCTCATCGCCTGCAGTTTATACTTCATGGCAATTCCGGAACTTGTCCCGAAGTTCTCATCTGAAATATTTGCCACCATACTGATCACAAAAATCAGCCGTTCCAGGCGGTCGATCAGATGCTCCTGGGTGGTGTCCCCATCCGGCTTCTGAAGGAATTCCACAATGACCTGACTGGCATCTCCGTCAAAATTGATCACACGGTCATCCCGGATGTTTTTAATTCCCTCTTCATCCAACAAAGCTCCGAGAACCTTCAGATAGGCATCGGCAAAATAATCCACATCATTGGCTTTCTCGCTAATTGCTTTATTGTATGCGTTGATCATCGTGAGAACCGGTTCGAAAATTCCCATTCGCTCCTTATTTTCCACATACTCAGAAGCAGGAACACCGTCAAATCCATGGATCTTATCTCCTTCTTCCCATACAATCTTTCCTTTCTGTGTAAACCAGCGAACACTGGTATGATCAGAAACACTCCCATGCAGGACGTCCTCTGAATCCACATACAGTCGAACAAAATACCGTTCCCTCTCCAGTACCGAATCATCATAGATCATAAAGGCCTCTCTCGGATCCAGATAGGTGATCCCGATATTTCCAATTTCATCTACATAATACATTTCATATCCATGACCGTAAATACTGCAGATCTTTGACAATTCCGCATTGTTGTCGTCCTGATCATTGTACTGATCCAGCAGTTCCACGTATCTTTTTATCGTCTCATTCCCATCGTCTACGTTAAGTTTGATGGGATTGCCGATGAAGAATCCGTTCATCGTATCTACGATGTATTTGGCAAAATTCACTGCGATCCGGTTATCTGGTTTGTATTTCGGTTTCTTTGGTTCGTGAAAGATTGGAAAATCCGTTTCATATGCCCGTCCCAGCTCTTCATACCGGAAAGCACATTCTGCTGCATGTTTCTCGATAAATTCTGCCAGCTTTCTGTCCGTCAGTTCTTTCTCTGCCGGTAATCTATATAACACCAACTTATATTCCTCCTTTCACTTTACGGTTCAGTTTCGGACGCTGTTTTCGTTCTTCCTCGATGGAATAACGCAGCATCGCCATCGCATCATCAAAAAATGGAACGGGATCTTCCAGATAAGTGTTTGTTTTCTCATCTTTCTTCCACTTCCATTGTTGTATTTCCTTTATCGTATTTACACAGGTCGGATAAATATGAATCCTGTGCTGTTTCAGGTAATCAATCTGCGCATGGACACTGTTCGACTCCTTGCTGACCGGTTTGGCTCTGTACCCTGCCTTGCTCCACATCTTAATACGGTCAGGCTCTGCGGAATCACACCACATATTGAGATTTTTTCGGAACTGTCCTGCTGCCAGTTTGATAATCTCCTCCGTATCCATCTCATACACATACAGTTCCTGGCACAGATACAGATCTCCGTCTTTAAATCCAACCTCGCCAATGCAGTTGGCATGGTTGAAACCGAAGTCTTGGGCGTTGACCATATAATCAAACCGTTCCGGTGACCGGTCAAATTCTTCGATCACATAATTTTTCAGGATCAGTCCGGCAACCTCACCCCATTCCCCCAGACCGTATACCCGGTATCCTTCCGGATCCACTTCTTTACGCCGGAGCATACGCCTGCGGTACGCATCATCGATAAACCGGTTGTTTTCGTATGTAGACTGGTGTGTCAGAACATCCGGATCTGACCGGTCAAAAAATACTTTCTTGATCCAGTGATACGCTGATACCGGGTTAAAAGTCAGACGGATCTGATAGAACTGCTCTGGCGGAAGTTCTCCTCGGAGACGGTCATCGATAATCTCAAAATCCGCCTGTGTGATCTCTGTCGCTTCTTCGATCCAGACATCCGTCAGCTTTCCCCGCTTGAACGTGATGGATTTCAGCTTTTCCCGTTGTTTTTCATCATTCATTCCACGGAAAATAATCTGATTATGATTAGCTTTGCACTCCAAAAGCATATTGGAACTATTGATGTACCAGTATTTCTTATGACTTTCCCCGAACATACGGAAGAGCGCACCCTGCAACTCTGCAAAGGTGCTGTCTCTGTTTGTTACATCTGCTTTCCGGACACACAAAAGATTCCGTCCCGGATCATTCATCAGCCGCAGGATATAATGCTGCGCCGTGTCCATACTCTTCCCGGATCCGGCAGAGCCTTTCATCACAATGTACCGCTTCTGACTCTGATCAACTTCTTTAAAGCAGGCGTTCGCCTGTACTTTTATGTTCATCCGGTATCATCCTTGCCGTAATCAATTGTGATGTTGAGATCCATATCTACATCTGTTTCAACTTTATCGGTGAACAGCGCGTATCTCTTACCCAGAAGTTCTGCAGCTTTCAATTTTTCCTTTTCTGACGGGGCTTTCTCCATTGTTCTCGCTTCACTGCAGCCATCACCAGTTCCCTCAACTACAATTTCCTGTGCAGTGCTTTCTCCACGAAGAACAGACGTCAGATACTCAATTACTTCCTGTGCATCTGCTGTCTTTTCGTTATGAATCTTTTCCATTTGCTCGGCTATATAGTTTTTGACGTCTACATTTGTCAACAATCTGCTTCCGGCTTTTCTTGCCACCTCATCGCTTTTAACGTTCTGATATACCGTCTTGTAAGCCCGGGTGGCATTGCAGTCAATCAAATATTCATCGCAAAATCTTTTCTGTTTTTCAGTCACTCAGACTCACCTCCCTGTTTTATTGCATGAGAAAAGCACCCCGGAGGGTGCCTTTTAATCATTTTCTTCATTTGAAGCCATATTAATTATGCTGTCTTCTGGTATGTATTTTTCTGGATTCTTTCTTATATCGTTTTTCACTTTTTTATTTTCATATTTGAATAATAAAAATTTCAATAAAATTCCGATGAAAAAAGCAAAAATGCAACACATAAACAGTATAAAAGCCCTGGTTTCTATTTTCCCTGGTTTCTTGAAATTAAATAACATCAGCAACACAGTTCCCACCATGGACATTCCAAAGCTAATATTTAAATTTATTTTTTCTTTGATAACTATCTTTACATTGTCATAGATGAATCGCTTTTCATCTTTTGGATATTTAACGTTCCCTTTTGTATCTTTTTTGGCTTTAAAGATATGAAATCTATAACTGTGCATTTTTTCCTTGATTTCTTCTGTTTTTATGCTCATACCTGTCATCGTTCCAAACAACAACCCCATTATCACTAAACTATTACATATTCCCCACATAAAACATTCCATGTAGCTACCTCCTAATGTTAAATTTATTCATTATGTAGCTTACTGTATTTTTCAAATTTCTGCAATAAAATTTTAAAACGCCCGGCATCTCTGCCAGGCGCATACGCATCTGCAGGTCTCAGTCTAGTGTGACCTGCTGCCAGATCAGCTCTGACGGGCTCCTGAACTACTTTTGCCTGTCCAGGTAGGCGGGCTGTTGTACCGCCATTATCGGCGATCGGAATACCAGGATTCGAACCTGCGGCTCGCTTTTACGGCTCTTGCTCCCTCCCGATCGGGGAGATATTCCAAAGGGGTGGCGGTTTTACAACCGCCTGTTCACATAGAAAGGTTGAAGTTTCCAAACACAGAGGAATGATTAACTACCGTCTTAACCCATTTACCATACTAGCACTTTTGAATGGGACATTGGGGTACATTTTGAAAAAATCTTTGAATTCTTTTCTTAACATTCTCATCTGTGTATCGTATCCTGCGTTTTGGATACAATGCATTCATCCTTTCTGCAGTCTGTGCATAGGTCAGATCGTCGATGAAATAGAATCGAAGCATGGTTCGCATCTCGCTCTTTTCTACTGTCTGGATGAACTCTTCTGCCTGTGTCTGCTTTTCCAACAATTCCACTTCCAGTTGTTCCTGTAGTGCAATCTTTCTTTTCAATTGCTGTCGTTTCCGTTCAATCAGACCATCCGGTTTTCCCGTAATTTTTACACTTCCCAGGGATTTTTTCCCCTTCTTTCCCCTCGATACTGAATCAGTCACGATACTGTTTTCCAGTTTCCACAACTGGCTACGGTCCTTTTCTATCCTTCTTCGCAGATCCTTGACTTCCACTTTCATATCTGCGTACTCCATCAGGATTTCCTTTTCCAACGGTATCACCTCCCCATGACGACCATGAATACTTTCGTTTGCTCTTTCTGTCTCTGACTGCGATATTAATCAGTTCCAACCCGGTAACATCCAGAAACCTTCTTACCAGATCAAGTGGCTCTCTGATATGCTTCGGGATATGTTCAGTATTATGTATCGCCTTTTCTGCTGTTGGATCCTTGTATCCTTCACTATTCATCTGGCACCTCCCATTTACCTACTGCTTTTCTAACTTCATCCATCTCACACATTCCAACATCTCCGATGGTAAGATCTCCCCAACTGCATGTATCGCAGTCTTTCCCCGACATGGTATATGCCTTTCTTAAGCAATCACAAAAATCTTTAACCATCTCTCCTGTGATCCTGACAGATATCCGAAGTTTATCGGATTTTGTCGGTATACAAATTATCTTTTCCACCGAAAAACGCCTCCTACATCCATTCTCTGTGCTGAGCATCTTCTCTCTTCATCGTGATCCCGCACTCATCACGCAGTACTTCCTGGATATCCTCCAGAGTCATTCTTCCAGCTTCAAAGAGTTTATACTGCTTTTCCCATCAACTTCCTTCTTCATGAGCATTCCGAACTTATCATGGATGATCAACGCTGCGATTCCAACTACCTTCATCAGCAGCTCATCTGCGATCAGATCTGCCATGTCCTTTTTCATCTGCTGGATCTGGGCGATTGTCATTACTCGGGTGACTTCTTTCTTTTCCTGTCCACGCATCTCCCGGCGTCTCTCTGCTCTACTCATCCAGAACACCTCCCGCAATCATTGCTGGCTGCTCCAAAACAATTCGGATGACATTTCGGTCGGCGCAGGAAGTTGTCCATCATGCGCTGATGCCATTCCGGACTTTCCTGTTTTCTGGTATATTCCTTGATTTCTTCTTCTGTTGCATCTCTTGGTTCTCCAATAATCTCTATCATTTCTCTTTCTCCTGTCTATCTATCCTTCCTGTATGAATACAGGCTCTGTGGATATACATTTCCGTTCCTCTTCTGGTTCTGATATACACATATTTCTCCTCAGGCTCTATCAACTTTCCGCAGAGATAACAAATATGTGTTTCCGGCTTCTTCTCTTTCTGTCTTTTCATGTTTTATTCCTCTTCTCCATGCAGCCGGTCAATCTCATGGAACACACACCAGATCAGCTCCCGCATCAGGTCGCACGGATATTTCTGGTAAATCATTTCCCCGGCTGTCATTAATCGCAATCTATCCTCATCACGTTCTGCAGCGTGATAGGTCTTAAATAATTTCCATGCTGCATTAAACATTTCACAATACTTCTTTAATTTTTCTATCTCCATCAACGTTTACCCCTTAAAACGGTATCTCCATATCTTCTGGATCCACAGCATGAAATCCATCCGACTTGTCCCAACCATAACAATAATCCAGGTCATCATTCTCTCCATAAATCCTCTTGGACTTCTCATCATAGTTGAGAATAATACCTTTTAGATTGATTTTCCCGAATAATCGGTTCTTGGCCACGATAAGTTTTCTCTGGTCTTCTCTGACGATTCCTTTCTCCAGTTCTTCTTTATCTCCCCGGTTGTAACTTAATGTGATTCCGGCCAGATTGGTGATGTCTCCGGACCCGCTGACTTCGTCATTGGCATCCGTGGTATAACTGTTCTTTCTCTGGTGAGCGATCAGAAGGATCAGACAGTCATATTGGATTGCCAGCTTCGCCAGATTTCTCACGAACTGCCCCTGCTGTTCATACCGGTCACTACCCCGCTGCTCATCTATGTACATAGCTGTCATCAGGTTATCAATCAATATAGCTCTCACGCCATATTGCTGGATGGATTTTTCAATGCATTTCAGAAGATCTTCCTTCTCATCATTTTCCACAATCCGGTTATCATAGATATATGCTTTCTCCCGGTACCAGGAATTGATCAGCTCCTGGTTCTTATTTGTGATAAACCGGTTCACCTCTCCATAATCTGTCCGGTTCTCCACGATATGGTGCCGGCCGGCGATCTGGAAATCAAACCAGCTTTTATACAGATAATTTGGTAGCTCTCCGGAATATGTAAATGTCGGATATCCCTGTTCGATCACCCTTGCCATGATCTGGCTGGCGAAAGTAGATTTTCCTTCTCCACGTTTTCCAGCAATCACACAGACCATCCCAAATGGAAGACCACCATATAGCATCCGATCCAGATCGGATAATCCAGTTTTTACCTTCGGTAGCTTATAGATATTGACGTTTTCCACTTCTGCCAAAGGGAGCACTCTTTGCACCGGAATGGATACCGCATTTTCTACAGCTTTGCGGACTGCTTCCGATCCATATTTCTGTAAAATCTCATTGGCATCTTTGCAATCCCTGTAATCACTTTCCCTGACATGCTTGATCCTGCATGGGAAACGCCTGGCAACTTCGTCCAGTAATGTGATCTGATTCTTTTCGAAGTCTCCAAAAACAACAATCTCTTCGAACTTTGCTATCCAGTCATAACAGTACGGCACCCAGGTGAACCCTTTTGCCCCAGTAGGGACTGAAACTGCATTTTCTATCCCCGATGTAGCTACGCTCAGGCTGTCAAGTTGCCCTTCCGTGATCACCAGTCGGTCAAACTTATCATTGCACTGCTTCATTCCAAACAGGATCGGTCTGCAGCCTTTTTCACACCATTCCTTATTCCGGTCTTTCGTCTTATCAAAATTCGTTTTCCGATACTTGATAAAACGCAGCTTCCCTTTTTCATCATAAAAAGGAAATACCAAAATATTTTCCTGCTGCTTCAGCGTCGTGATTTCATACTTTTCTGCCACTTCTTCACTGATTCCTCTGGATTCCAGATACGCAACAGCCGGCATTTTTGGCTTGATCGGCTCTGCTGGTGTCTTAAAACTCCGGTACTGCTTTTTCGGTCGATAATACTCATCCACTTCATTTCCAAGGCTGAAATCAAAATCCCTGGAAAGCGTGATCATGTTTCCAGTCACTCCACAGGAGGCTCTCAGACACTTAAACTGGCCAGTTTTTAAATTAATGGAGAACGTATACACATCTTTATGTCCTCCATGGCAATACGGGCACTTATACAGATGCATCTCATCACCTTTTACTTTTATTTTGTCTCCATGCCATCTCGCAAAGTCGAAGGCATCATCTGTTTTAAATTCATATACACCCATATCACTTACCTCTTGTCATCTCATCCAGCTCCCGGTTCAGATCATCGCTCACTTTCATGTAGATATGCCAGATCCTGTCATCCTTGCATCTGCTCTGCACAGCTTCCAATAATGCAATCTGTTTTTCGAGTTTAGCGATTTTCTGATCATGATTCATTCTTTTTCTCCTGCTGCGCTTTCCAAATACGGTATGCTTCATCCGGATCCATGCCTTCATCGTCTTCTTCCGGAAGATCAGACGAAGCAGACGCGGGAGCGTTATTATTTACTTTACTTTCCTTTACTTTACTTTGTGTATTATCGACTGAATTAACTTGGTTTTTTCCGACATTAACCCGGTTATTGTCGTCATTAATTGAATTATGGGCGACTTCAACTAGAGAGTACTCTTTTTTCATTTCAGCTTTCTTCCGTTTTGCGGTGATAGACAAGTACCGTTTTTGTATTCCTCTGGACGTAAGGATCTGGTATTTATCAAAGAGCTTTTTTGAAAAAATATCTCTCCTGATACAAGCCTGCACTATTTCATTAATTAAACCTGGGCCACAATCCGCACCTTCTTCAGACGCGAAAAGAAGTTTTTTTTCTTCATTCCATTCACAATAGTAACCGTGCTCCCGGTAAATGGTTTGCCAGAGCTTGACGACTATTGCAAATCCTTTTAAACCAAATTCAGCTTGTATCATTTTAATTTTGTCATCCATGTAGCAATCCAAACTAAAATAGTCGACCCCTTCTTTCAAAGGTCTGGCCATATCTATTCTCCTTTTAGGATCCTGACGATCTCTTTCCCTGTCTCTTTCTTGCTACAAAATTCAAACCGGACATGGTATCTGTCCCGGATTGTGCAAAGGCTCTTGTAGAGCTGCTTTCCATCTACGGCTTTCTCGGAAACGACTGTTTTTTGCCTCCTGCCGTTGATGGTCCGCCAGATAATTCGATGTTTTCTCGGGTTTTCCCAGAAATAGACATCTTCCAGACAATTGATACCAACTCCATGTTCAACCAATATCACCACCTGGATTCCTGCCTGCATCGCGCGGATCAGCTCTGCTTTGAACCTTTCATGCTGCTGTGCGACATTACCGCACAGTTCTTGCAAATCTTTTTTCCGGTCTATCACCAACCGTGGATTATCCAGCGACTGGTAATCTCCAACATACAATTTTGACCGGAAATATTGTATGCCTTCCATCTGATCAAATTGTTTCTGTACCCGTTCCCACTCTTTCTTGTGTTCACGGGTATCCACCTGAATCTGCATTCAAATCACCGCCTTAATTAAA